GAGTACCTCCGTCAGCAATGCGTCCAGGCGAAGAACTATGGCGGGGCAGAGGAGGTAAACTTCAAGACGAAGCATTGCAACCTATGGGTCAAGTCTAGTGAGACGTGGGTGAGCGACGAGATATGGCGAGAGAACGACCTTGGTGTGGTGGAGTGGGATGGCGAGCGGCCCTGCTATGGTGGACTTGACCTTGCAAGCGTAAGTGACTTTTGCAGTCTTGTCCTTGTTGCGCCTACCGACGATGGCGGTTACGACACCAAGCGATTCTATTGGCTACCCGAGGAGGCTATCGAGAAGCGGCTCTACAAAGATGAGAACACGATCTATATGGAGTTGCGCCACGCAGATGAGGTCACGGTCACTCCTGGAAACGTAACTGACTACGACTACATACGGAAGTGTATATCAGGATATTATGTGGAAAATGGTGTAGTAAAATTTGACGAAAATTGCTTGATGAAGCGGTATAATCTTCGTAGCATAGCGTTCGACAGATACAATAGTTCCCAACTCATAATCAATCTTACCCACGACGGGGTTGAGATGTCACCGATGGGTCAGGGTTACGTCAGTATGAGCGCACCTATGAAGGAGGTCTACCGCCTGATTTTGGAGCGTAAGTTGAACCACGAGGGAGATCCTGTACTCCGCTGGATGGCAGGAAACCTCGAAGTGACGTACGACCCCGCGATGAACTGCAAACCTGACAAGAGTCGGTCGCAGGATAAGATTGATGGGATCACCGCGCTGATTTGTGCAGTTGGAGAGGCTATGACTGAAACGCAGGACGATGCCTTCCCTGAAGACTACACAATCAGATTCCTATGACCTGCGAAGAGCGTCTTCAACTTGCTCGCAAACTAAACACACCCGAAGGCTTTGTTGAAGAATACCAAAAGCGACTCTACGACTACCCACGTAATGTCGACGCATACTACTCGGTTGAGAACGACTACTACGACCTCTTTGGCCGCAATCGCTATAGTTGTTATCAGAGTTTCCATACTATTCTTCGTCGCATCTTAAAAAGAAATCGAACATCGTAGATGCGTAAAGATTTAGAAAGCCATATAATTGCATAATGGCTGAAAACCGCAAGGGGTTCTTCACTCGTGTTCGAGAAGCGATCGCTCCTACCGCCCAGGTGGAAGAGCGGACGTACGACCCCGCCCTGTATTACCCTTGGCAGCCTACACGAAGCGGAGTGATGTTGAGCGAGGAGGGTGCTATGGCCGTTAGTGCCGTGTACGCCTGTGTCAACAAGATTGCAAGCACTATCGCTAGTTTGGATCTCGACTTGTACGAGATGCAAGAGGGTGTCAAGAAAAAAGACCGCAAACACGTCGCCTATCGCTTGGCTACACAAGAGCCAAATGAATATATGGGTGCGTATCACTTTTGGGTTTACCTCGTAAGTGATGCTTTGATGCACGGTGGGGGCTATGCCCTTATCGAGCGCGACCAAAATGGTCGTCCGAAGTCACTCAACCTTGTGCCTCCCGATCAGATCAAGGCCAAGGACTTGAACGGGCGACGCATCTACCTCTACCGCGAAAGTGAGGAGGCCCTCTTCAACGAGGATGTCCTTGCTATCGAGTGCTTCCGTGGGGTCAGCCCGATCCGCGAGCATATGGAGAATATCGGTCTGACGTATGCAGCTCAACAATATGGTGCTTCGTTCTTTGGTAGCGGAGGCAATATGAGCGGTGTACTTATGACCGACAAGACTTTGAGTGAGGATCAGTACCGACGCTTGAGCCAAACGTGGGATATGAAATACCACGGGATGAACGCAAGCCACGCTACGGCCATCCTTGAGGCTGGGTTGAAGTACGAGCGCGTGGGCATCCCACCCGAAACCGCGCAAGCCCTCGACACCCGTCGCTTCCAAGTGGAGGAGATCTGCCGCATCTTCAACGTCCCGCCTTCGCTTATTCAGATGAGCGGTGACGTGAAGTATAGCAACGTCGAGCAACAAGACTTGTTCTTTGCCAAGCACACTATCCATCCTTGGGTCGTAAACATCGAACAGGAACTCCGTCGCAAGTTGCTCCTGCCCGTCGAGCGTTCTAACTACGCCTTCAAGTTCAGTATGATTAGCTTGATGCGTGGAGATATGCAAGCGCGGGCCAACTATTATCACACTTTGTTGAATGATGGAGTGCTCTCCATTAACGAAGTTCGAGGGTTGGAAGACCGAAATAGTATCCCAGGGGGTGACCTGAATCTCGTCCAAGTGAATCAGATCCCGCTTGAGAGTATGTCGGACTACGCTAGTTACATCACGGGACAAAACACCGATGCCGACGTACAATAACTACCCCAAAGCTGCCCGTAGTGCGGCTCGTCGCGCCTTGAAGTTCAAGGAGACGCAGGGGACTTCGTGCGGCACTCCTGTCGGTTGGCAACGCGCCAATCAAATCGCAAGTGGCGAGTCTCTTTCTTTAGCAACCGTGAAGCGCACGTTTAGCTTTTTGAGCCGTGCCAAGGTCTACAATCAAGGCAAGTTTACTGACGCTGACGGCAAGCCTATCTGCGGAAGCATAATGTATGCCGCGTGGGGAGGCTCTTCTATGTTGCCTTGGTGCAAGCGCGTTATCGCAGAAGCGGAACGCAACAACGTTGAGGACAAAGAGGAGCGTTCGCCTAGACAAAAAGACAAGCATATGGAACAAGAACAAAGAACTACGGAGGTAGAGCGACGCAGTTACGTTGCCTCTGATGAGCACACCGAGGTGCGCTTGGCAGATGAAGGACGCACGGTCGAAGGCTATGCCGCAGTCTTCAATCAACCCACAATGATTGGGGCGGTTGAAGAGGTTGTATCTCCAGGAGCATTTGACGATCGTCTGATGGACGACGTTGTGGCCTTGTTCAACCACGATATGAATATGCCACTAGCACGTTCATACAATGGTCAGGGCACGTTAGAGTTGAAGGTTGATGAGCACGGGTTGTACTACAAGTTCAACTTGGGCGATCAATCTTACGCCAAGGATCTTGCCGAGAGCATTAAGCGCGGTGATGTCCGTGGCAGTAGCTTCGGCTTTGTCGTCCGCGAAGACGACTACGAGAAAAAAGACGACGGGACATATCGTCGGACGATTAAGAGCCTTGCTCGCATCGCAGATGTTTCGCCTGTGGTATCACCCGCCTACCCGCAGACCTCCGTTAAGATGCGCGATGCTATCGCGGCTTTGGAGGCCGAACCCGAGGTTGTCGAAGAGACACCCGTACAAGATGAAATCCAGCCTACGTCTGCCCCCAAGCGGAAGGTAGCGGAGGCACTCCTTTCTATTCACCATCACAAAACCCTTTCAAAATGAAAACTTCTTTGAAGTTGAAGGAAGAACGTGCCTCTCTGATCTCTGACCTGGAGGCACTCGTGGACACCGCCAAAACAGAAGAGCGGGAGTTCACGGAACAAGAAGAGGCTCGGCAGGCCGACCTCAATGAATCCATCTTCTCTTTGGACGAGAAGATCGCTAACGCTGAAAAGACCGAGGCTATTATGGCCCGTTCTATGGCAGGGGAAGCGTCCAAGTCCGAGGAGCGCGAGATGACCAAGGCGGCTGAAAACTACGACTTGCAGTCTGCCATCAATCAGTTCCGTCAGAACGGACGATTGGAGGGCTTGGAAGCCGAGATGAAGCAAGAGGCTCTCAACGAGTTCCGCGCTTCAGGCATCACGCCAATGGGTCAGATCCAAATCCCAATCGGATTGACCTATCGTGCCGCTGGGCCTACGACGGCTTCAAATGTTGTGGGTACGCAACAACAAGGCATCTTGCAGGGTCTCGTCCCTGACTCCGTAGTCGAGCAAGCGGGCGGTAACCGCCTTACGGGTGTCTCGGGCACGGTGCGTCTCCCATCTTTGCCAACCGATGCCACGGCTAAAGTGACCGAGGTTCAGCAAAAGGGACAGGGTAGTGCTATCGAGTCCGTTGACATCGACCCCGTGCGTTTCGCATCGGTGATCAACGTGTCAAATCAGACGTTGGCATTGTCGAACGCTTCTTTCGATGCCGCAGTTGCAGCTCAATTCCGTCGCCACTCGGGTGGTTTGATGGACGCACAGGCTTGGGCTAACTTCGTTACTGCCGCTGGTGGCACGACGTTGCGTAGCACGACTGCTGTTGCCGCAGTTCCGTCAATCGACTTCGCTTCTGCGAACGACTTGATTGCCGCTTTGGGTGATGCTGACGCGTTGAACGCTTCTGCTACCTTCTTCAGTTCTCACGGACAACTTGCTACGGCACGTAGCCAACAAGCGGTCACCAACGGAGGTATTCCTACGTTGCAAGCCGACGGCACGATTGCGGGCTACAAGGCTTACGGCCATAGCCAAATCACTGCCGCTTTGATTGCTGACACGGCTCGTACGACGGATGATGTATTTGTGGGCGGTGACAGCTCTACTGCCATCACCAACGAGTCATCCTTGTTGCCGTTCTTCCTGATCAATATGAACGACGTTTACTGCTGCTACTGGGGCGGTGCGGACTTGATCGTGGACAACGTGACGCTTGCCGATAGCGGTCAGACGCGTATGATTATGAACTACTACGCTAACTGCAACGTGGCTCACGCGGCCTCTGCGGTGTACTGCGAGGTAGCCTAATAGTTGATTCGACCCCCGACCCTATGCCACGCACGTAAAAGCACGGCCAATGGGGTTGGGGGTTTTTAATCCTTTCGAGATATGACATTTAGAAATATCCGAGGTTACATCTACCTCGAAGGAAAGTTGTTCTGCACTCCTGGGGCGGACTTTATGTTTGCGCGGGTGGCAGGTGTACAAGAAGAGGACGTTGAAATCTGCATTGATGCCGACGCGTTGAGTGCTGACGATCCGTTGGAGTTGATTCTCTCGCACTATACTGCGGTGAACATCGACGGGACGTTCTACGATACTGCCGCGGCTGCGGTGACGGCTATCAATGGAATCTTGGGTGCAGATAGCCCATTGTCTCTGCCAAAGTTGGTTAGTGTTTCAGACCTTCCAACTTCTAACACAGGACTAGCGGTAGGCCAATGTTATCAGGCTTCAGGCTATATCCGTATTAAGACGTAAGAATGCAACCGCATCCTCACATAAGGTTTGACAAGACGTACGCGCAGTCGGGGAGTTTGATCGCAGGATCGCTCCCTGACCTTGCCGCGCTCAAGACTCATTTGCGTATCGACTACTCTTCGGAGGACACGTACCTGAACACGCTTCTAGAGACGACTCAATCTTATATCGAGGAGTATTGTGACGTTGTGTTCGGAGACTGCGATTGGACGGCATATTGGGACTATGCTTACCCCGTCGTCTTTGTGAACAAGAACTTTGAGATTCTAAAAACCACAGGTGGTAACGCGCCTGTCTTGTACGAGCTGCAATCTAACGGGACGTATAGCGCGGTTGATTCGGACGACTATTCTATCGACTATATCAACTCGCCCCTTCGCGTCCATATGAAGAGCGGATTCGGCTCATCTGCTAACGAACTCAACAAATACAAGTTGGAGTTTACCACGCAGACTAAAAGCGTCCCTAAATACGTGTATCAAGCGTTCCTTATGATCGCTGGGCACTTCTACGAAAACCGCCAAGACGTAGGTCGTGAGCGCGTCTACGAAGTGCCTTTGACGAGCAAGCACCTGCTCGAACGCTACCGCACGAAAGCCTTTACCTGATGTTCAACCTCGGATCACTCAATAAGGAGATCGAGTTGTACTCTCCCGACGAGGAGGTCAACGACTTTGGCGAAACCCAAACTACGGGTTACACCTTGCAGATTACGGCTATGGCCCGTCGTCGTGACATCGAGTGGTCTACTATTGGGGAGGAGGCTCACGGAAAGCAACTTGTGGTGGAGGCTAGGACGGAATTCTACATTAAGAAGTTCCGATCGGAAATCACGGAGAAGTGGATTGTCAAGTACAACAATCGGTACTATGAGATCACCCGTGTTGACGAATTTGGCAAGGCGGAGTACACGCGTATTCTTGGCTTGCGTCGAGATAACTGGACACCGACCATTAATGTACGCCCTCGCTAATGGCACTACGCAGTAGCAAATATGCTCCTAACGTAGTCTTCAACGCGACGGACATCGCGTACTTCGAGAAGCGGCTTCAGGTTCTTACGGGTATGACCGTGAAGGAGCGGAGACGAGAGATGGAGAAGTTGACGACGTACGCTTTGATACCCACAAAGAAGCGTATGAAGACGCTTGCCCCAAAAGGCAAGACGGGTAGCTTGAAGAAGAGCATCGGCACGGTCACGGCCAAGGCTACGGGCTACGGGTCTCGGGTCGGTAGTCGTACAGGCCCTGTAATTAGGGGCAAGAGCAAGCGTCGTGTGTTCCACGCGCACCTTGTAGAACTAGGCACAAAGAAGAAGAAGAAGACCGTGAAGGCGGGCAAGAACCCCTTTACGTTCTATAGCTTCCGAGCGGGTCGCGTTTTGCGTCGCAAGACGATCAACCACGGCAGTAAGGCCCAGCCATTCGTCGAACCCGCATACCAACAAACGAAGCACGAATACGTGCCGCGTATCAGGGAGAAACTTGTCCGTAGACTTCGTACCTTGGTTGCAGGAAGTCCCACCCGTCGCCATTCAGGTTTGCGTACGATGAACAAGAATGCGGCAAAAGCCCTCGGTCAATGATCCACGTCATTCGCAAGATCCTCGTAGATACCCAAGCGGTGATTAACCTTGTCCCTGCAAGCCAAATCAGTCTTGTGATGGCACGACAGGGGATGGAGCGTCCCTATATCGCAATCGACCTTGAGGGCACGGGCTTCGAGCGTAGCAATCAGGGTATTGCCCAGGAGGTCTACAACATAGTAGTCTACGTCACCGACACAAGTATGAGTGATGCTTGGGCTATCCACGATGCGGTCAAACAGGCTTTGTCGGAGTTCAGCGGCACAAAGACCGTGGACGGGGTGGCGTACCGCATAGGCCATATTAGCCTTACCGACGTGCTGACGGATGCCCACGAGCTGCACGACTTCTATATCTTGGCTTTGACGTTAAACGTGTTCGTCTACCCTTAATCGAACGAAGTTTGACCACAACTCATCTTGAAAATCTAATCTTGCATCATATCACATAGAAATGGGAGCAATCAAAGGAAATGCCTGTACGCTTCAGTACAAGGCTGAACCAACAAATAATGCGGACGCAATCCCCGACGCTTTGACAGGCTACGCCTCTCTTGTCGGTGTCACCTCTGCAAGCATCAGCGTCTCTAACGCCACGTTCGAGGCTACTAGTATCACCGATGAAACTGCGGAGACGACAACGCGCGATTTTGCCGTTGGCACGACGAGTTGCTCCCTGTCCGTGGAAGGAGTCTACGATCCTGCCCTTGCCGACAACGCTGACGAGTTGTTCACCCTGTGCAAAGCCAAGACTCGTGTTGGCGTGTTTTGGTACAACAACCAAGCCGAAGACAACGCGGTTGGCGGTGTAGGCTTCTGCACTAGCTTTGAACTCTCTGCTGGTATGGACGACTTTGTGAGTTTCTCTGCCTCCTTTGAATTGGAGGGTAACCCTGTAATCAAGACTCTTGACTGATGGCAACGATTAACGCGAACACAGTAGCTATCTACATCGACGTAGATAACGGAGCATTCAGCACGAACCCAGGTGAATCCGTGGGCGCAAGCCCCGCTCTGAAGCCCGTAATGTATAGCACCTCGGCTTCGATTAGCGTGAGCAACGCCACGTACGAGACCAACTACAAGGCTACAACTGCGGCTACGGCTGGAAGTACTCCAAGCCTTGCTCCAACGCGAGCCTTTGCCGTAGGCACGACGACTTCTAGCATCACGGTGGAAGGTGTAGCTTCGTGGGACACTTTGACGAGCTGCCTCGATATGAAGGTCTTGTTCGACGAGTGCATCGGCAAGGATAAGGTCACCGCGGTGTGGTCAAGCACGGATACCAACGGCACGGCTTACGGAGGTACGGGCTACATCACTAGCTTCGATTTGTCTTCAGGGGTGGACGACTTCGCCACGTACTCCTGCACGATTGAACTCGTTGGTGATCCTACCTCAGTAGCGTAAGATTATATCTCGCTTTGTTGTAAATTGTCGGCAAATAGCCGACGATGAATCAACTATCAGGTAAGTTTGAAGTAAAGATTGGCAAGGACTCGTTCACTTGCCATCTTTCTATGAATGCGTTTCGGATCTTGTGTGAACGCGAAGATCTGAAGTTCCACCAAATGGACGCATATCTCCAGGAGAAGCCCTTGACCGCAGTTCCAAAGGTCATCTACTACGGGCTGATCAACCACATTTACTCTTCCAAAGGAAAACTCGAATCGCTCCCTGATTACGAGTTTTTCTGCTCTCAAGTCCTTGATAGCCCCAAGGTGCTTGAAGAGTACACCGAACTTATCGCCAAGGCGTTTATGGGCGAGGAAGAGCCTACCGAGAAGGAGGGAAACAAGTAAGCGGCCAAGACGAGACCCCCCGCGATTGGCACTCCATATATGTGGAGGGGTTGTCCTTGGGCTTGTTGCCCGAGACGTTTTGGTCGATGACTTTCTTCGAGTACGCCAATTACTCTAGATATATCTTGGAGGAAGACAAGCGGATGTGGTGGCACACCTCTTCGCTTATGGCTCTACACGCCAACCTGAACCGAGATCCAAAGCGTACTCCCCAGCCGTTCAAGCCCGAGACGTTTTACCCATATGAGACGAAAAAGAAAAAAGCAAAGTTTGTTCATCAAATAACAAACGAACACCGCGACCTTACGTCACAATGGGCACAAAAATTCAAGGACAAAGATGGCGCAACAGGAAATAAGTAAGCTATCGGTACTTCTTCTCTTTAACACCGAGAACTTTGAGAAGAAGCTATCCGATGTCCAAAGACACACAAAGAAGTCAGGAGCGGCTCTGACACGTGTTGGTCAGCAAGTAAGCCTTGGCATCTCACTACCTCTCGCTATCGCGGGTCAGAAGATCGCGGAGACCTCTACGGCCTTCGAGTATCAGATGGCTCGCGTTCAGGCTATTAGTGGGGCTACCTCTCAATCGTTCGTACGCCTTCAGAAGAACGCAGAGGAACTTGGTGCAAGCACGATCTATACGGCTACTAGTGTAGGCCAACTCCAAGAGGAGTACGCAAAGCTAGGCTTTACGGCTTCCGAGATTACGGCAGTCACGGAGAGCACCTTGAGCCTTGCCCAGGTGACGGGTGCTGACCTCGGTCGAGCTGCGGAGATTGCGGGTAGTACCCTCCGCATCTTCGGGAAGGACGTAAGCGATGTTGGTCAGGTCAACGACGTTATTGCCGTTGCTATCAGTCAGTCGGCCTTGGACTTCGAGTCCTTTGCAGAGACTATGAAGTACGCGGGTTCGCAAGCCGCTATCTCTGCCGTCAGTATGGAGGAAATCTCCGCGGCAATGGGGGTGCTTGCTAACCGTGGTGTGAAGGGTTCGATTGCAGGTACTCGCCTCCGTATGATCTTGGCTAAACTAGCCGAGGAGGGAGGCAACACCCACGACAAGTTCATCGAGTTGATCAACGGCTCAATGACAATGACCGAGGCTATCGACCGCTTCGGTGTCCGTGCCGCCTCTGCCGTACCTGTACTTCAGGAGAACCGCGATGAGTTCTTCGCCTTGGAGAATAGTATGATCCAAGCCGCGGGCACTCTTGAGGTTATGCAGGAGGTGATGGACGATACATCGTTCTCGGTTCAGAAACGCTTGGTGTCGGCCCTTGAGAACTTGAGCATCCAATTCGGTAAGGTTCTTCTCCCCGTCGTCAACTTCGTCGTAGAGGCCGTAATCCACCTTGTCAACGGCTTCTCGCGTATGCCTGGGGTTATCAAGGTTCTCGTCGTCGCCATCGGCACTCTGCTCACGGTCGTACCGCCTCTCTTGTTTCTCCTCGGTCAGGCTAAACTAGCCCTGCTCGATTTGAGCATAATGTTTCCTCGGGTGGGTATGGCCCTTTCCACTATGCTTGGCCCTATCGGTCTTGCGGTCACGGCAGTCTCTCTGCTTGCGATCGGCCTATATGATATGTTTGTTAGTGGCAGTCAGGCAGAAGGTATGCTTGGCCGCATCGAAGCCGCCAATGCCGCGGCAGGGGAGGCCGCAGGTCGAGTCCTTGGCCCTATCAAAAGCCTTATCGCGGAGTTCGGTAATGAGAACACGACGTTGCTCCGCAAGCAAGAGATCCTAAATGAGTTGATGCGTAGTCAGCCCGACTACTTCAACAATCTCAATACGGAGACGACGACCGTGGACGACTTGGCTTTGGCTTACGATCGCCTGTCGAGTGCTATTCAGCAAACGGCTAAAATGCGGGCGTTGCAGAGTCAACTGACACGTATCTCACAAGAACAGGCCGCGGCCATCGGTGAGCAAGTCAAGGCTCAACTCGAACTTGAAGACATAGAACAAAGGGCTGCGGCAGGGGAGAGGGGCTATGCGCCATACCAAACCACTATTATGGGTGGGGATGGAGGCCGAACGGGAATGACGCAAATGACGATCGACCCGAAACTTGCCCGTAAGAAGGAACTGAATCAAGTTATCAACGACCAACAAGCAATCTTCGACGACCTCCAGCGTCAAGCTATACGCTTGCAGGAAATGATGGTCGCAGAGGATGGCGTAGCGGGTCTCTTGGCACGTCTTTCCAAAATGGGAAGAGGCGGTACGGGAGGCGGCTTCTCGGGCGATATGGGCGAGGAGGTCAGCGACCTTGAGAAGGTTATGAATCGCCTTGCCACCACTCTCAATGCCATTGATAAGGAGGCCGAGATGTTCGGTACTGACGGCTTGAAGATTGGGGAGCAACGCCTTGCGGCTTATACTGCCGCGTTCAAGTCACTTGTCGATTTGAGTTTCGAGGGACAGGATGTCAAGGACAACCTCGAAATGGTCAAGAAAGAGATTCAGCAACTTGTCGGCACGGTCGGGGAGGGGCAGAAGTTGGAGGAGGTCAACGACGCTCTCGACAAATACTTCGATCGCAACGACTCTCTGCTCAATCAATACCAAGCGGGATTGCTCACCGCAGAGGAGGCTCGCAACCAACAAATGAGTATGCTGGCAAGCACCCTGCCCACCCTGATCGACCTTATGGGTGAGGAGGACGCTATGGTGCAAGCCTTGATCGCCTCGTACCTCGCCCTAAAGAAGGCCAAGGATGAGAGCAACGAATCGACCGAGGACACCCTTGCGGTGGAGAAGGCGCAGATGCAGCTCACACGTCAACTTAACGACGTGGTGATGAACTTCGGGGCTTCGCTCGGTCAGGCGGCTACTGATAGCAAATCGTTTGGGCAGGGCGTGTTGCAAGCCATTAAGGATGCGGTACTCGCCACCCTCGAACTTGCTTACGCTCGCATCATTACCAATGCCCTTGACCCCAAGAACCCCGCCAACCAAGCCTCGTTTGGTCTTGCGGGACTCGGAGCTGCCGCCCTCGGTATGGGACTCCTCACGGGTATGATCCGTGGCATCGAGATCCCCTCCTTCAGCAAGGGTGGTATCGTCCAGGGGACGCAACTCGCAATGGTCGGTGACAACCGCTCGGGCCGCGAGGCTATCATTCCTCTTGAGAAGCTACCTTCTCTTATGCAGAAGATGGGCGGCTACGGGGGCACACGAGTGTACGGACACCTCTCGGGATACGACATCGCCTTGAGTAGCGAACGATCAGGCAAACGCTTTCAACGAATCTCGTACTAATGGCAATAATCAAGGCTTTTCGGGCTTACCTCCCCACGCGAAATTCTGACACCTACCGCATCACCATATATGATTTGGCCGCAGATCCTGTTGGCGCGGTGAATCTTCCATTATATGGTTACACGGCAACTACCACCTCGAATCCGCAACCTATCAATGTCATTCACGAGTCTGTAAGCATCGACTACGACGCTTCAACTGACACCATTCACGCGCCTGTTATTGGCTCTCGATTGGAAATGACGTGCTTGCTACAGGACGACTTTAGCGAGAATCTTATTGACATCATTAACGCAAGGAAAGAGGGTGAGATTGCAGTTAAGGTAGAGCGGCACGATGGGGGTTCTACTGACCTTACCTCTGACGCTAGGTACGACGACTTTTGGATTGGGTGTCTTTCTCCCGAAGGCATTACTTACGCCTTTAGCGAATTGCCTCGTGAGGTCAATTTGATATTTACCGATGGACTAAGCCTTCTGCGAGATGTTCCTTATGAGAAGGCTGACGGCACTCCATACTACGAGGACTCTGTGTACGAGACTATGCGTACGCAGATTGGCAACTGCCTTTCTCACCTACCGCATATCGACTTGTTTACCGACACGATAAACGCGCCATTCTTTGTGGAGCAACTCGATATGTACCATTGGAATCACGTCGATGACACAGATCAGAGGCCACATAGCGTCCTCGATAAGTCAGGGACGAACCAAAAGATATGGTATGACTTCAGGATGCACGAGAACCCGTTTAACAGGAAGCAACGCCTTTCCTCTGCTGGGTCTACGTGCTATGAAGTCCTAGAGGATATAATGACTGCCTTTGGCGTTTCCTTGTTCCAATGGATGGGTGCTTGGATGGCCGTCAGTCCATTCCTAGAAGATGGAGGATCTGCTCCCGAGCAAGACTTACGCGCTTGGAAAGCCGACAAGCGTAGTATGATTGACCCTGCCTATCAGGATTCTGCCTCTACTTCTGCCGACGGATATTTAGACGATTTCCCAAACAGGATTGATTACCGCAATGCGGTTATCCTCCAGGGGAGCAACATCTCATATTTTAATGGTGTTCGTGGTGTTTCATACACACATACAAAAGGCGGTGCTCCCTTGGCTATGCGGGAACTACTGCCCGTAACCATTCACGGAGATTTATTCAACTTGAACGAGGACTACTGGATTCCACCTCAAGAACTTGGTGGATCGGCAGGAATCACGTCAATACTAGGCACGAGCTTTCCCTTGGCTAATCCCGACATCACGGTCACGGGCGGTCAGCAACTTGTAATCAAGGGCCGCGTTGTGATAGATAGCCAACTGACCGCTTCCGACATTGATTGGGTTGGCGCACAACCTATCTTGAGTTTTAAGATTGTCGTCGGGGGTCAATATTTGAGTCAGGACGTAGACCTCGTTCCTGTTGCTGATGTAGATAGTATTGAAAACTTCGGTAGAATTCATATCGCGTTAGGCAACCCAATCAGTCCTTTGGGTTTAGATGTTCAAACGTGGCGGCCTATAGAGATTAGTAGCGACGTTGAGTGGACAACAACAACGACTGACACCTTTGACATACCGTTCTTGATTCCAGGGCAGATGTACCCTGAAATCGACACGATTGAGCATAGCGACGGAGAAAACGTACGAACATTTCCCGTTGGTCTAAACACGATTCGCCACGAAACGCAAGCGTCACGTATGCGCTTCCGTTGGTCTGACAGAAACAAGGAGAATGACCTTGTGCTCGAAATCATAACTCCTGAGCTGCCTGGTGACGAAACCGATATTTACACAGGTCTTGAGATTGATGTCAATGTTCAGATTTTGACGAATACTAATGGGGTAACAGCATTTACAGATGCAAGTGTACCTTATCAAAATGCTCGCATCCACAACTTCCGCGTCCTCGTCGGGGAGAACAAGGATGAGGAGGACATCTTGTATATCGCCACATCAGACGACACCAAAGGACTCGAAGTCGTTGACGGAGGACAGACTCTCATAGCTAGTAGATTGTCAGACTATTGGGGTGACTTAGGTGTTATCTCGGCAAATAGCCCAGGACACATTAGTGACGGGAGCGAAGTTGGCCCGCATTATGCGGGTTGGTTTAGTCAAGCTGCAAGCGGTGAAGACCCAACTACGGCAAGCGACGGAAAGACGACAATGGAGATTGTTGCTCAGGAGCACCTAGCTTTGCGTAAGGAGATGTCGCGGTTGTTCAACCTGCAACTTCTTGTACACGATCATCACCTTGATCTGCCGCGGCCTCTGCGTCGTATGCTTATCGAGACAGGATCTACTGATGCGGTAGTTCATATCCTTAAAACCACATATAACCTGATGGCAGGTCAGTTCGATTTGCTCGGATTTCAAATAGCGCGTGTTGGCTCGGGAATCTCAGGAACGACAAGTGTTGACGCAGCTGACATCCACAGAAAAGGGCCGAAACTACCTCCTGGGCCTATGCCTAATTCTAAGACCAATAAGGTTTCGGGTGTGACATCGGCTGATGTAACTAAACTGGTCAACCTTGATCAAGACAAAGACGA